TAGAGCTTCTTCCTCGCTTCGTATAATAGCTTTGCTTTCTCAGCAAGAGCTCGCTCTCCCTTCTCTAAGAGATATTGATATCCTTGCTCCTTCGCTTGGTACTGTGTGTACTCACTTTCCAATTTGATATATTGTTCTCTCAAATCTATCAAATCCTTAGCAAAGGAGAGAAGTTGCTTTTGTGTTTCATTAAGCTTTATTGTAACAGTACCATCCTCTTTTTTTATTTTTATCCCATGCTTGAGCATATATTGATATTCTCTTTCTGCAGCAGTATATTCTCGTTTTGCATTAGCATACTCTTCTTCCACACGAACTCTTGTCTTCATTGCACCAAATAGTTTATACTCAGCATTTCTAGCCTCAAATGATTCCATACCGTAAACAGCGATAGCATTTGCTAACTCTTCCACAGCCTCGCTTTCATCTCGAATTGCTTGTTCTAACTCTTTTTTTGCAGTGAAAGCGTCATAGGATGCAGATGCCATGTCTTCCAAGAGTTGAATCATTTTGTCATAAGGGCCAGGCAAGGCACGAATTGTTTGTATGACATTCTTTAGAGTTACTAAGAAGTTATTTTCTATTGAATCCAGCTTTTCCTGTGCTTCAACACACCTCATTGCCGCATTTCTTATTGCATCATAATCATCAGGCGATTCCTTAAGAATTCTATTAAGATTTTCTTGCGCCAACCTAGCTTCATCCAGCGCATCTTTCATTTCAGCGAGTGAAATTTGGAATCCAAATATCTCGCCTGATGCTTCTTCCACAAAAACTGCAATATCAACGCCAAATTCTTTAATAATCTCAGCAAGTGCTTTAAATAATTTAGGTGCCATAGTTTCTCTAAGATTTGGCAGCGGAGTAAGAAGAGGGGGAAGGATAATAACTTCGGGGATGTTTGAAAGATATTTAACATAGTTCTTTACCTCGTCGACACTCATACCCATTTTCTCAGCAAGCTTTTCATAAGTTGCTGAATATTGTTCTGGATGTTTAGCCATATCTACAAATAAGTTTTTAACTAATGCATTTGTTCCCTTTGCAACTATTCCAAAATCTTGAAGAGTTTTAATCATGAATGACACATCTTTACCAAAAGCTTTTCCATAAGCAACTTTCATGAAATCTCTTAATTCATTCTTCCATTGTTCAGTGAATTCAGCTGCATTAAGGATTTCCATATTCAATTCACCCAGTGGGTCCTTGGCCTTTTTCGTGGTGATGTTGAAGAGTGCAATATAAGAGACAAGAGAGGAAAGTGCAAAAAGGAACAAACCTATTGGATTTGCTATTAATGCAAGGTTTAAGGCTCTTTGAGCTGCTGCAGCATTTGTAGCAGAAATTGCATAGCTATTATTCATTTGTGCAGCTATTCTTGCAGCAATAGCTTCTTGTAGCGTTGCTTTAGCCGATTGTGTGAATGCAGCAGCTTTAAGAAGAACTGCAGCAGTAACACTCTTAAAGAGCTTATTCATGATGAAAATTGTAACCTTATATCCTATGAAAAGTGGTAAGAGACGTTTAAGAATTGAGAATAAAATACTAAATGCGTCGAATGCAGGAACAACTCTAGTCTTGATGAAGTTTGCAAGATTTTCAAATACAGGAATGAGTTTTTCACCCAGAGTTATTGTGGCAGCTTGAAATGCGTTTGTCATCTTCGTGAGTGCTCCCCATAATGTCTTCTCCTGATATTTTGCAACTGATTCTGTGATGCCTTGCGACTGTCTGAGCATCTCTGAAAATCTTGCAACACTATCTGCGGAATCGACAAGAACCATGGCAGAGGCAGCTGTTCTAGCCCTGAACATCGCTGATGCTTCTGCAGCACCAAAACCTGCAGCCTTGAGTTTATAAAGAATTTCTACGAGGCTATAATATTTTGGATTTACATCGTCTGCTGTCAACCCAAGTTGCTGCAGCGTTTCAGCTGCTTGGTCGGTAGGTTTAAGTAGTCTAGTAAGAATCATGTTGAGACGCTGTCCAGCCTGACTTCCTTCTAGTCCTCTATCAACCAATGCGGAGAGAGCTGCAACTGTCTCTTCTAAAGAGAGGTTGAGAGAGCCTGCTGTTGCACCCACGTATTTCATACCCTCTTTAAGTCGCTGGAAATTCTGGAAGGATTTAGTTATTGCAGCCGTAAACACATCTACGACTCTACCAGTCTCCGATATATCTAATCTGAATGATTTTAGTGCAGTAAGAACAGCATAGGTTGCATCTTCTAGATTTGTTTGGGTTGCAGCAGCATATTGAAGTATAGGAATCAATTCTCTTTTAGTGAGTTTTGAGACGTCATATCCTGCTGATGCAATCTGATAGAAGGCTTTTGCCACATCTGTTGCAGAGAAGATTGTTTCTTTAGAAAGTGCTAAAGCGAGTTTCGACAGATGTTGAACAACTTCATCGAATGCATCACCAAGATATCCAGAGATGGTTGCAGCATTAACTATTGCTCTTTGAAATTCTTCTGTACTATCAACCATCTCTCTGAAGCCGCGAACAAGTGTCATAACTAATTGTACACCGACTGTGAATGTGATATAGTGAGCAATCTTTGCAACCATATTCCTAAATGAAAAAATTGTTTTGAGGGTTTGTCCAATTGATTCATCAGTTCTACGATATAGTGTATAAAACGCCGATGGAATGCGAGTGGAAACATCACGACTCATCCGCTCAGTTGCTTGTTTCGACTTCTCAGCTGCTTTATCTATCGCAATCTGAGCTTTAGCAGTTGACTTCGCAGCAGCCTTGGTAATATTTTTTACAGCTTTTTCGAATTGTTGAGCGGTGACGCCAAATGGTTTAAAGCCTGCTGCAATTTCTTTAGAAATGGCATTGAGACCAGATTGGAGTACTTTTCTAAATTGCTTTAGCTGTCCTGCAATTCCTCGGAAATCGAGGACTAATCTAACAGATAATTCACCAAGAGATGGCATATTTCATCACAACAATTGTAAAGAATAGGCGTAGGAGCCACAGAAACGCCCGTAGAGACGTTTTTCGAGTCTACGAATATAAAACCATTCGATACTGTCCAAACTCGTCTCAGAACGCAAATATGGAGCTCTCAGAGGCATTTCTGGGCACATTTTAGACCTTTTATTCAATCTCAACAAGCTGAAATACTTCACGCTGAATAATTTGTCCTGAACCAAGTGCACCGCCAAGGAGAGACCAGCCAACCCATTCAATGGTATATAACCCGAGCATTGCATTTGATGAAGTTTCAATGAAGTAGAAGTATTTACCAACATCAGACTTGAATGGTGTTGCATTATTCACAAGTTTCGTACCATCGGGCTTATACACATTAATCTTGGGATATAAAGGGTCTACTAACTGTCCTGATGATTTGAATTCTGCAGTTACTTTTATGGTTGTACCACGTTCGTAACAACTATAAGCCATATATAATTCCTAGGTATAACATTTAACAAACTGCAGACGCACGTGCAGATATTTCCATAATCGGAGAAATTGAAGTTTCAACAGTGTCTATAAATCCGCGTCTAAAGATGTATACAGTAAAGGAGAGGGTTGAAATATTTGGTCCTGAGAGAATGGTTTGAAGTGTATAGCTACGAAGAGGGGCTTCTGGCAAGAGATAGGAATCAAAATCATACGTTGCAAGATTTCGAGATTGAATAATTGAATTAAATATAAAGTCTCTAGCAACGCCAAGCTTTAGCAATGTTGTTAAGAACTTGATTCTCTCTTCCTTCTTTCCAAGGAGTATTGAATCAGCGTATAGACTTTTCTTATACTGCTTCTTCAGAAAAGAGTTGTGAGTATAATCAGCTCTTCTTGTGGTTATGGTTAGAGCATCTAAAATCATCGATTCTAGTGTCTTCTTAGAAAGTATGGCATCAAGATACATAAATACAAAATTTGCGGCACCAACTACAGTGTCGAATTTATATTTGGGACTTTCTCTCCTAGACAATATTGCATCTAATATATGTTGAATAGAAAGATTTGATATTGAAATTATGGCATCAATGAAAGCATCAGTGCTCTTAATGCAAGAAAGAATAACATCCAAGAGGTATTCTTTACCAAGCATTTTTTCAAGTGTGGAAAGAAGTGTATGAGAAATTGCAGTTTCTTTTTGGACTATCGCATCGAAGAGAGATTGGAGAACACTCGATGCTTCTAATTGCACATCAAACGAAATAGGAAGAGATTCGAGAGATTGGAGGATTGCATTGAAGTCCAGTTGTTTTTCATTGATTTGGGAAAGAAGAGCATTGAGGATATTTCTTACTTCTATATTCTGCAGTTCTGCAATGGCATGTAAAACATAAGATTTCATTGTCTTTTCTTGGAGTACTGCATTGACATAATATTCAGCAAAATTGGAGGAGCCAACAACAGATTGGAATCGATACATAAGTGACTGGACACCTAAAATAAGAGTATTAAGTGAATAAACAACTTCTTGGTTGATGGTGCCTAGAAGAGTATCAATTTTGGTTACTAATGTATAAGTCTTAGAGAGAAGTGTTGAAATATTATGAGAAAGATGAGTGGTGTGTTGGAGAAGACTATGAAGTGGATGCACCAAAGATTTTGTTACTTGAACTAGAGCACTTATTTCACTACGAATGTCAAATGTCTTCTCGAGTAAAGTTGAAATGTTATGCGAAATCAATACACCTCTTAGCTCGAGAAGGGTAGAAATAACAGATGAGAGAATATATTGACTTTGGAGTAAGACATCAATATACTGTTCTTTGGTAATGTTTTCCTGTAGAAGAATAGTGTTGATATATTCTGACAATGATTGAGATTGTGATAATAATGTGTCGATTACAAGAGAAGCAGTATCTGCACGTTGGAGTAGAGCATCAACATTAGCAGAAACTTCCTTTGTCTTCTGAAGAAGAGAATCTAATTCTTTAGCAATTTCAACAGTCTCTTGGAAGAGTGAATCAATAGCATAATGCCGTTTCTGGATGGACTGGATTAAAGATGAAAAAGTGTGGCTTCTAAGATTAATTTCCTTAAGAAGTGTATCAATAGAAAACTCTGTAAACTGACGATTAAAATAAGAGAAATCAAATTTCCCTGTATCAAATAATGCTGAATATAGAGTCATGCTTTCCAATCAATATCTGATATCTTTAGATACGACTCAACTTCTTTAGACGTAAAGATATAAGCCTGATTACCAACTGCGCGATAGCCATTGAGACATTTTTCTCCAGTACTTATAGACTCTTGAAGGATAACATCTATACGCTTAGATGGCGGTGTTAAACTAACATTCCAAGTTATGTCGGTGTGCTCACCAAGATATGATGCTCTCACATGTAAATCTTGGCCTTCTGTAGCGATGTTCTGAATGTTATAAAGATATTTACCGTTTCCGTCAGAAGTAACTGTCACTTCAGATGTTCCTGAAATCTTCACAGGTAGATTCGGAAGAATATCTTCATTTGAATCCTTGGTTTCACCATATATCGGAAATGGAATTGGCAGAGTCATGCTTCAGGCCCAGGTATATTCCACGTCTTGGTGTCACCAACTTTAGTGTACACTACAGTGAACTTATCAATCTCCACATTCAAATCAGAGAAGCCAATAACATATATCTCCCATTCATAGGTGCTATTATCCCAATAGCCTATAACTTCACCGTCTTCTAAGCCTGCGTCATCAACAATGTCTGATAGTGTTGTAGTAGAGCCAGTATAACCAGTATAGTTAGCTCCTTTATTTGTTGAATTTATTAGAAGGACTGTTCTCGTAGCACTGTAATTGATGTAGTTATTGGGAGTTGCATATATCTCAACAGTTCCGGTGTCAGTAAGATATATCCTAATGATGTCGTAGGTATGGATATTAAAGTCTTCTCCTGAGCCATCGCCGTAGTAGAATATCCAAAGACCATTTGTGGAATCCCAAGTTGTGCCATTCCAGATTGCAATGTATTCGGATGTCTCATCGAATCCAGGGATGTCTTCAACAGCCTCAGATGCTGTGCAATTCTTTCCAACCCATATAAAGTAGTCTTCTCCATCCGCACGAACCACCATGCGGAAAGTGGACTTGATTTGAATATCAGGGTCGTTTACTGTTCCATCTTTTCCATCGAATGCATAGAATGATATGCCATAGACACCTGCTTTTAGAGTGGTAGAATAGGAATATAAGGCTCCAGTTAAATTATCACCGGAAACGTAACTCATACTCGAATTTAGATACCATCCAGGTTTGCTGATATTTACTCTTATCTCAGTCGGTGAGTCATTATCTGGGTCGGAATATGTGATATTGAAATAGAAAATCGTACTGCTCGCTTCTCCGACCGATGGTGTCGCCGATGGGCTAGATAGCGTCGGTGGTGTGTTTTCAATAGCCCCTTCAACGTAAAGAGATGTACACCTGATTTTTGGTGGTGATGGTATCACCATAGCAGGCTCAAAATAGAGACCAACTTCTAAATTTGTCAAATTATCAGCTGTCCAATTTTCGTTTGCGAAGGGATTCTTAGTAATATAGACGATGAATGTTTGGTAGTTTGTATTATCTACTTTTATCTTTGCAATTCTTGTTAGCTGGGAGCCGAATTTCAACGTGACATATAGATAGTTATATATGCTACCGGTTGCTCTCGATACTATGACTATCTTCAAATATTTAAGCTTCGATGTTGTGTCTTCGAAATTGAATGTCTCTTCGCCGGTGCCACCCTCGATGTATGTCGTATCACTATCGTGAGAAGAACCATCATCAATACACTGCCATTTGTAAGTTGCTCCGTTTGCAGTGATATTATTATTGATAACAGTGCCGTTGTCGTTTGGAAGTAGAGTAAGGTCTGGTGTTTGATAATTTGTTCTGATTGTTTTGACAAATGTTTCTGTTCTTGTCACACCTGTTGATGAAAAAGTACATCGTATTGTATAGTTGCCATAATCATTCATAAACGTTGTGTTTGTTATGGTAAAGTGATGATGTTCTGCTATATCCACTCCTTCTTCAAGAGTTTTGTATTCTCCATCAATTAGACCTTCGTATTTATAGTAGTATGCATAACTTAAACCACTAAGTAGTCCATGAATCTGTGGTTGAAGTTGATTGGTGTCATTCTTTTCTATATAGAAAATTGTCCAGTCGTCGTATGGATGGGTTTGGAATCTCATATTTGCTGTGGAAACAATTCCATTTGCATTACACACTATTTTAATTCTGCACACTGTGTCTGGTGAGTTACAACTAGAGTAGAGATAAGAGTATTCTTCAAAATTCACAACTTCATCATCTGAAAATGTTTTTGCAAGATGCCAGCTACTACCATCGTAAAAATATAGTGATGCAGAATCTATGTCATCTCCTTGCAAGTCTATAAATTTAAATTCGGTATAGGGATGCCCTGGAATTGAATAGGTGTTGTTTCGCATTGTGGGACCATAAATCTTGATGTTGGTGTATTTAGTGTTTTTCGGTTTGAGTGTTGGGTCTCCCAGTAAGCATATTCCGCTATCATGATATGGTTCATATCCGTGATTGACAATATATTTGAGAGCGTCGCCGTATGTCCAATTTGTGGAGTGCAATGCATCTATGAATCGAAATACGAGCTGGTCGTCAGAGTGCGTGCTGGTTGTTCCAACTGTGATGACTGCTCCCCCTCGCTTGAATATAAGTTTTGCCATTGATTCATAATATGTTGGAAAGGATAGCCAAATATTATCTCCACAGCCTATTGATATGCCAACAAATGCCTTTTCTTCTGCTCCTTCATAATCAAAGTATCCATCATCTGGAGTTCCAGGTGCACCATCCCACCATTGACCTCCATGTCCTTCATTGATAAAGAAGCTTAATCCGTCTTCATAATCTGGATGAGTGCCATTTAAGTATTGGATGAATTCATACGAATTATGGACCGAATCGCTTATTGTATGGTCAAGTCCAGCAGAAGATGGACAATGTAATGCTCCAACATTGTCTAAAATATTAAAATATGTAAAATTGAGTTTATTGACCCAGATGTCATCTTCAGCAGTATTTGTACTTAAACTTCTGTCAAAAAAGAGGAAGTTCTGCCACTGACCGCTCGAAGTGTCAGCAACATATGCTTTAGTCTTATTAAACATATACCAGAATTCCTCTTCACTGCCATATGGAAAACGCCCTATGACTACTTCAACTTCAAAGTCAGTCAAATCATCCCAGCCTGGATTTTCACAAAAATATTCATTATCATTTTTATTTTGTGTACCATTCAAAGCACCAAAATACCACAAATCAATAGTATGCCCTGGTGGATAAGTGTCACCTGGGTCTGTTCCGGTCCAATACCCCATCCTGTATGGGTCCTTTCCAAAAAATAGAACTGCGGCAAGACTTAAATCATTTGTATAAATATCTCGAATAAAATTACGAACTCTACAGGCAGTATCGTTATATCCATCAGCAGCCGTCCAAGATGATTGTTCAACATAGAAGGGATTTGATGGATTTCTATCACCCCAAGCTCCTGTTGCCCAGTAGTTGGAATTGCTCTCTATTTCTGAGAATTTCTTTATGATAACGGTGTATCCAGAATTCGCTTCTTTCCAAGTTTTGTATTGAACCGCTAAATTGTAGTCAGTATCGTTTACTATCACATAAAGATGTGGAGCTGATGTTCTAAAGTGCCAAATGTCTGACGAAATATTCATCATACCATCGTCTGCATAAACTCTCCAATAGTATGTTACACCTGCTTCTGTGAATTGACTATAAGTGTGAGAATAGGTGGCGTTTGGTGATTTGTTGGTGTCCGTACCATCATGATACCAAGTTGAACCGTCAAATGAGTAATACCAAGATAAGTCTAAATTATCACCATCTTGGTCAGCAAAATACGCTGAACATGTAACTCCGCTTGGTGAAACAGGAACGTCAATCGACCCATTTGCTGGATTGGGATTCGAAACAGTCGGCGGTTGATTCGAGCTTGTAGAATAAAAGATTCTTAATTTTATATAATCAATTTGGGAATCAGCATCTTGATTGGAAGAGTTGAAGATAGCCTTAGCATATAATTTGAAATTTGAGTTTGTCAATTCTTGTGGAGTCCAATTATGACCCCATAAATCATCACTTCCTCCAACAGAAACTGATTCTTCTGAAATACTTTCAAACTGTACTATTTTACTTTCGCTCCAGCTACTTCCTCCATCCCATGAAAGCTTGACTGATATCCGAGAATCATCAGGTACAGGTATTGCAAGCATTATGTTACCTTCAAACACCACTTCAATACCTTTAATGGTTGCATAGCTGGGAATATTTACATCAAATGTATAATAATCTTCTTCATCTTTGTCGGAAGAGCATTGTGCTGTGGCAGAGTTTGAATCATTTTCCAAGGCATTTTGTGGAGATTGCCATTCATTTTTGATAGAACCGTAGTTTTCAGGGTCAAACCAATCAGTAGTGTATGTCTCACCCTCAGTATGAAAATGATATGTCTCACTAACATTTACAGTGCCATCATCAGCATATACTCGCCACCAATAGGTTTGGTCATATTGGTAGAATTCTGAAAAAGTATGAGAGACAGTTGTGTTTGCAGAAACAGCCTCTGTTGCGACATTATGCCATTCTCCTGTTGAAGCGTTGGTAGCCCAGGTAATTGTGAGAGTATCTCCGTTTTGGTCGCTGACATAGACAGAACATATGAGTCCAGTATCTGACACAACAACATTGGTAGAACCGTTAGACGGATTCTCATTAGAGAGTTCGGGTGCGTCGTTCCCACCAATTGTATAATAAACAGTTATTCGAATGTGGTCAACATATGCTTCAACACGAACTGCACCATTTAGATACACGGAAAGAGCTACACCGAATTCATTACTATTTATGTTGGATGGAGTCCAAGTAGTACCCCATAAATCATTGCTTCCACCGTAAACAGCATACGTATCAGTGCTAGGCCAATGTGTTGTATCATCTGCCTTATTATCTCCAACAACTTCACCATTCTTTATAAGCCGAACTATGTTATCAACCACATAATCAGCACCCACTACTCCACTTGCGTGTCTTTCTATTTCAACTTTTATTCCATTGATGGTTGCCGAAGTTGGAATGTTGAAATTAAATATATAAGCCCATAAATAATGAGTATATGAATTCTCTTTTTCGGATGTGGCAGTTGCATATCCATCGTCGGATGATTCAGCTCTCTGAGGACTATCCCACGCCACTCTTCCTCCTGGTGCTTCTCTATTTTCTATTTTATGAGGATTATATGGACCCTGTGAGTCCAGAGGACCAGCTATCGGAACTAGTATTGAAGATGCTAATAGAGTGCTCGCTATTAGGAATTCCTTCCATCTACGTAAAATGAAATCTTTTGCAAAAACCACTATCAATGCAGACAATAGAGATGCCGTAGTGTATAGTAATGGAATAGAAATGCCGATATTTATTAAGCCAAATATACCCAAAAAACCGCAGGTTAGGAGACCGAATGCCAATATTAATATAATTATATCCAATTTTCTCATATTATCGATACCTGCATAAATCCAACACACTGCACGTAGCTATCATCACCAATACCTGCACCAGAATACATCACCCGAATTGTTATATCTCCTGCGGTGGATGCAAGAGGCGAACCTATCTCGACTGTATTACTAGAGCAAGCATACACTACTGTACTTCCGGAGAGCATTTCAATACGGAGTCCATTCACCGTATTTCCGTTGATATCGCTTATCTGAGCCATCCAGAGATATGCTGTTTTATTTTCGGGAGTTGTGAATCGAGCTAATCGAATATAGCGATTGCCTTTTATTCCTACAGCAGGAAGGCTAAATGTAAGAGGTGGAGAGACATTTTTCCAGTTTCCTAAGTATGAAAGGACTTGCCCAGAAAGGGGTGAAGAAATTGAAGTATTGCTCAAATCATCGAGAGTGTGCGTGTGTGTCGCAGATGCGAAAGAAGTGCCATCGTAATTAGAAGACTTTATTTTGTCTTCATTGGTATCATAGATGAGGAATTTATCTGATGTGAAAGATGTATTATTAGTGCCTCCTTTTCCTATAGCTAACACGCCAGTAGCATTGGAAAGGTCTCTGTCGGATGAATGATAATGTAAAGATGAATCACCACCATCAGTTAAGTCATCTCTCTCCGTTATTGTGAGTTTGCCATAAGTTGCACCATCAGGAACATCGTCGAGTGATACTTGATTTGTGCTGGTTCCCCAATCAATGTGGCTACTCTTTACTGTATTATCAGCATCTTGGATTGCACCAACTTGAGAATAGGTTACATTATGTGGATTAGAAGTATTCGTAACATGGTCATGACCAGCAGAAGAGGGGTAAAAGTTGGTTAAACCAAATATCCTCACTGCATGTTCAGTTGTTAATGCTGTTGGGGAATCATCGCTGAGGCTTGAGTCATTTGAAATCTCATCTATAGTATAACCATCAAGAACTATGGAAGATGCCTCTAATGTCTCAGCGGTTAGTTGCTTAGAGCCTAGATGTACATCATCTACTGCACCTGAATATGGAATAAAGATTTTTCTGAAAGTTTCGGAATTTGCAGGTATTTCCCATCTTGAAGCTGTATTTCCTTGATAATAAACGCGAATTGTAGGAGATGAACCGGTTCCTTCAACCCTAGCGTATAATTTCCCAACAACTCTAGAACCACTGGAGAAGGTGTAATCATCGGATAAAAGCAAAGGTATGACATAAGACGCCTTACCATCTACTTCATTACTATCTGCAGACGTTGCGATTTCGGTCTCAGCACTTCCAGAACGTTCAAATAGCTTCCAATAAACCCGTAATGTCTGAGTTCCTGCAGTCTTCTCCAAAGTTGGAAACCAGTCAAAAACTCCTTTAAGTAACCGAGCCGGCTCTTCATCTGGTGCACTAATCCACGCTCCTATTAATTGATTATCAGAGAGATTTGAGACTTCAATATATGTTTCTGAAGCATCCGGTGGTGTAAGTGAGCATAACTTATAACCTGTTTCAGCATCAGTCTCATCGGTCATACAATATGCAGCACCAAGTGACGTTACAGCTCTATCGACATAGAATTTAGTTGTTGCATCATGAATAGAAGTTGGTTCGGCGAGATTCAGTATTTTATTGTCGTTCATATCAATATTTCCAGAAACGATATTGTTTGCCATCCTCGCTTGCTCTAAAGTGACATTATGAGGGTTGGAGGTATTTCCAGAATGTGCCCAAAATGCACCAGATGTCTGAATAACTGTATCGGCTAACTCATTCCAATCTGTAGCTTTTATTATATCGCCAGGCTGTTTAGTGTCTTTCCAACTCATAATCAATCATATTTCATTTCTACATTACCATTTTCGTCAGCATACAACATAACCTTATGATTTCTACCCGCAATGGTTTCTTGGAAGCCTACAACATATAATCGCCATCTTCGCTCACGAGTATACTGCTTACTTGTAACTCTTATTAATTCGAGATAACCACCGCATTTCGGACAGTGACCTCGTCCGCCTTTTTCATTTGAAGTGGATTCGGTAACGCTAAACAAATCGTATTTCGCACCACATTGCTTGCACTGCCAATAGTCATGCTTTCCGCAATGTGGACATACTGGAGAACGCCAATAGGAATCTCCATAAAACTCGATACCACCAGTTGCCTGAAATTCCCTTCCACAATTTTCACATATTCTAAACTCTTCAATTGAGATAAAATTTCTCATAAAGAGGATGAAGCGTTTATTTTTATTAATCTCAACTTCAATTTTAGGAAGGAGGGGGTTTGCAATAGCCGGTATCCCTCGTTTGTTGAGCTCTACAGCCAAATCATATGGAATAGGATACCAGCCAATCTTAATCAATTTAGAGTTATCAATTATCTTAATAGAATTCTCTTTAAAAGTATTTAAATCGAACTGACTAGCATAAGTTCCATCATTATAATGTGCAATCCAAAAATATACAAGAGGGTGAGGCTGGGATGCCATTTCTACCACCTTGTATGGCATGTAGTATCCAATACTGGAAAAAACATTAAACATTATGCCTCATCGTATACAAACGTTGCAGTCTTCAGGTCTTTAAGTCCTGGTGTAGCTCCTGGACCAACAATTAGTTGAGTAACTACAAGATTAGATTGACCTGTTTCTCCAGATGAGAAAGCCACCCCTGCTTGAACCATAAGAGCACTAGATTGTGATGAAAAATGTGTTATACTTGTATATTTTCCCGGTGTGGATGAATAGTAAGAGTGAGTTGTCTCAAGAGGGTCTCCTGTAGTGCCTTCAGTTCCTGTTGCTTGGTCATACTCAGAGAATGGACAACCCTGAGTCTTTGTTCTCCAATCGCTCTCTGAATTCGAAGAAACGCCAACAATCAAATCGCCACCAGTACCGAGCTCCCAATCATCATGTGGAGATGAATCCCATGTCTGGTAGTATTTAATATCCTTAATATGTGTTGATGGTCCACTTGTAACATCTAAACAATGGCTCTTCCAGAAAGAGCGGTTAGTTCCACTATCTGGAATTGGAATTGGATAGTCTGTTAAGTTTGATTCCGGTCTATCAGCAGTATAATATCTTGAAGGGTTTGACGTATCTTTCAATGTAAGAGTGGGAGAAGATTCTGAACCAGTAACTTCCTTAATATATACTGTTGCAGGCATATTATATCATTACCTCTGAGAACATGAAAAAGACAGAAAATATACATCCAGAGCTTATCTACGACGCGGTTTACGCTTTTTCTGCTCCTGCAGCATTTTCTTATATTGTTTTTCTTTAAGCTCTGCTAGATACAAGAGATATCTCTCAATAAACATCATGCCCATTGGGTCTTCGCGTCTCATTCGCCCTAGTTGTTTTGGAGTCACTCTGAAGAATTCACAGAGTTTGCCTTCAAGAAGACCTATGTCACTCTTTACGAAAGGATTCTAATTCTTCCTCCGTAATCAATGTAGAACGCTGAGTTGCAGCAATTAGTTCAAATATGAAGTTCTGGAGAGTTGTGAATGATACATGCTTTGACCAGAATTCTTCATTAAGTTTCTTATCAACAGATAGGCGTGCAGCAAGTTTTGGCAACCGTTTATATATTTCAGCCATCTTGGCTAGTGACTCTGGGTCAGCACGCCCTTCGTATTTTGCGGCTTCTGCAGATAGAAGTAAAATATCTATCATCTCCTGTGGACTTGGCTTTTTTGCCTTTATTGTCCTCTTTGTCTCTGGTGACGTATGGAAGGTGACATAAATAGTATCTTCTTCGTAATCTCTCTCAAGCTTATCACGTGTAGCAAGTTGTCGCAGGATTTCTAACTTCTTCTTTTCTTCAGTCTTTTTTAGTTGCTCATAAAACTTTTTTTTCTCTTCTTCACTAACTTCCGCACCTTTTTGATTCGGCTGCTTTTCAGCCATGTCAGCTAACCTCCTTTACAACTAAAGGAGCTCTGGACATTAAAAAGACATATATAATTAAATGTTTCTTCAGAAGTCCTTTATGTATGTACCACCGCCAGGCAGATATGTTACTGAAGATACTTTATAAGGCATCAGCAGAGAGAAGTCTATAGACCCTTCGGTTATTGTCGATGCATCTCCAATGGATATATCAAATCCTGTTATCTGTGCCGATTTGAAGTAAAAATGCAATGATTTGTCGCCAACGCAGCCAGATATCTCTACTGTATTCCCTTTTATAAGTGCCTCCAATAATGCACCTGCTGCAGAGTGTGAAAGTTTTGCTGCCGTTAACGAGCCCTCAACACTTATTGGCCCCTGCATATAGAAATTTCCTTTTTCACCAAGTAGTGGTTCTTCAATAGTATCTTTTGATAAAGTCAAAGAGAAGTCAGATATGCCCAAGGCGGCGTGTGACAATCCTTTTATTGTTATGCTTGCACTTTCTCCGGTATAGGTTTCAGTCGCCATATTATGCCGTATCCGTTATATATCCATTGGAGTAGGTTACATTGTATGGGTCCATCACTGTAAAATCAATGGATGCCTCTGATATAGTATCAGCGTCTCCGATGGACACATCATAACCTGTTATCTGACATGAAGCAAAATACCAGCGGAGAGAACCATCTGCTACACATCCAGAAATCTGAACGTATGTCGATTCAACTATGCTCTTCAAGGCATCAGCAGCTCCAGAAGCCGCAAATTTACAGTTTGTATATGAGCCTTCAACTGAAAGTCCGCCTATTTTAAAATAATTCCCAGGCATACCAACTAGCTCCTGTTCAACTGTATCTCTTGAGAATGTTAGAGAGAAATCAGATATTCCCCAGAGTTGATGACCCTTATTCTCCAAATCTCCAGCAGATGTCGCAATATAGATTTTTGCGTCCTTTCCGCTTACTATTCCTGCCATATTATTCACCTACTCCATCAACATCTACATACATACTAATCTCCATGGAATTTAATTCTAGTCCATGTCACTATTTTTCTATAGGCATTAATAGCTGTTTCGTACGTGTCTGCGTCAGCCGTCTTATAATATATACCATCAGCATTAAAGAGTATTTCTCTTATTCTATCAGCTATCTCCAATGTTTGTTTCCTAGATTCATCGGAGAAAATATTTATCTGCCAACTTATACGCTCTTCCCATAGCCGTTGTCCACTTGGTGCAGTTTTATAACCAAGATTCGGTGTATCTTCACCTCCGACTTGAACAATTACAATGCATGGATATGACGTTGGTGCTTTTGTCCATCCAACTATAATATTCTCTGGGTCAACGATTTGAGTAAGTTGAGAGTCAGATATGAGAAGATTTCTAAGTTCTATATCAGCTTCTAGTGACATGTTAGAAGTGAGAATAAATAATACGTCGAAGAGATGCAGCTATTGCATCCCTAACTTCTCTATTACTTTGCTTCTTGTAAACAGCACCTGTTAAATAATGATAGCCACGCTGAAGAGAAACTCTGGCTCTGAAGGCAACAATAGCACCTTGCTCTTTGCCTATAGGCCATCCTCGATATATCCCACCACGCCTTGGCTCTTCTGCACCGGTAACCCATGACACCTTTACAGGTCTCGTAGAGAGTATGTCCCAGCCTATATCGCCGAACTCTACAATTGCAGCGTGTTTAGAAGTGAACTTCAATTCAGCAATAGCTCTTGTTGCTTTTGGTGTTGCCACAATTCGTTTAGATTCTTCTATTGGGTCTGTCGACTGACCATATGTCTTAGCTTGTTCACGCAAATCTTCTATAGCTAACTCTGCAACTTTCTCTGCACCATCGATAGCAGCATAGATTCCCTGACTTTTCAATAGAGTCACAAACCTTCGAGATTTATTGTAGATAGTATTGAAACCTTTGAATTCAACCCTCAACCTCACGTAATATCACCGTCTTATGACGAAATGATGAGTCCAAATAAACGCCAACTACTTCATACACATTATCGCTCCAAACTACTCTATCTTTTTCGGAGATGGAAACTGAAGATGGAAAGTATGCTTTATATCTTGCATTTTGATATTCACCTGGTAGCATAAGCCTTTCTTCAATAGTAATCGGCACTATTCTAGTTGATTCTTCACCTTTAGATGTCCATGTATGTGTTCGTTCTCCAAGCTCATTTATAGATGATGTGCGAGAAAGAATTGTTACAGAAGTATTAAGAAGGGATTCAAATGACATGATTCCAATTAATCATCATAAACAAATTAATCCTCATTAGTCAGTCTTATTTTCCAGACAGGTGAAATAGAGTTGAGAATATCAAGTGCAATTTGTTCCCAAGTTTTAGAAATTTCATAAGGTGAAACCTTAGTTTTGCTTCTAGGAGATGATGCTGCAATCTTATAAGAGTAATCGCCAAGCTTTTCAGAGTCTATAGTCAAATAATCTCTTGCCAGAGCTGGTGAGTAAATAAGTTTGGATGCAACCAATAATAGAATGGGAACTTTAACCTTCTCAGCTGGTGGAGTCTTCCCACCAAAGTACGCATTTATTACAAACTCTTCAACAGCTTGGATTTTCAATAGTATTTCGGCCTTTGACACCTTCTCATATGGTATTGGCGGAGTAAAGAAGGTCCTGACATCTGCTTCACTAACGAATTTTGGTGTATAATTAACCATATTAATCACCTATCCAAGGCAAAGTTCGTATATCAATGGAATCCTTTTTGCCAGAAGTTGGAAATGGAAATTGTTTTATCCTATACGTCTTAGGATTTGTTCGTCCACCGCCGCATGGGAATGATACTTCTAAGAAATCAAGCTCGTCATCTGTAAATTTGGTTTTATCTTTTAAAGCCTTTCGCCTTTTTTCTTCATAGCTTTTTGTAATCCAAGCCTCGGAGCCTTTTCCAGTATGCATAATCACCACTAAGAGAGGACATAATGTACATACATGTGGAGACAGTAGAGAACAATTTTCTCCTCGTTTTTAGTCTAATCACTTTGTGAGTATTCTTACTCCAGCTTTGTCGTCAACCACTGAAACACCATATCTCATTGTACATGATATTCCAAGTAAGTCGTGGATTGGGTCATCATACTGCTCTATTGTGATATCTCTCCTCATTGCTATGAATGCTGCATTGTTGGAATCCAACACAAGAGCGTAGTAGTGATTATCTCCATCCGTGCCGTCCCAATAGTATGTGAATCCATCTTCAGTTGTCACCGAAAGTGTGTACGGCTTGAGACCGAGTATTCTTGGGAGCTCTCCGGTTTCGAGTGTTCTGCCTTGCCCAGCATATGCAACGTATACCAAGTTTGTATCTTTCAGTAGCTGACCCTCTGCTATGGGGTGAGTTATGAGTGTATCAGGTATTCTGCCTTCAGATTCAACTAATGCCCTAGCTGTTGCCAAGTCTGTCACGGAGAGTGCCGTACCAGTTGGGTCAACGTCGCTTATACCATCAAGGTCTTTAAGTATTGCTTGCAGACAGTCTCTATTCAGTTTATTTTCAAGTCTGGCACCTGCCTTCTTGAGCTCCAGTTCAACAACATCAAAGAGGGCATCTTCAATAAGTTCATTTGTAATAAGCGGTCTTGTACCAACTTTCTTAATCGTGATGTCAGTCTTTGCATAAGATGCAGTGTCTATTGGTATCTCAGCTCCCTCTGCTATGTCTTCCGCATATGCGTTGCCCTGAGACGTTACGACTCTTACGGAATAAGAGTCTGTCTTTATTATCGGGAGAACATCTCTGAAACACTTGAAGGGTTCCGCACCCTCAACAACTGTTTTATGGACCTCTTCCTGCAGGAGGGTAGTTTCAGAGATAGAGTCGGACTGCAGGAGGGTTTTATATGTCTTTGAGTCTTTGCCTCCCAAATCATGAATTACATGGGGATTACTCAGCAGTCTCTTTTTTTCAGAATTGCCTGCATATGCAAGCTGGAGTAATCTTGTTAGTTTACTCATATATATCAAAGACGCTTCAACACATTTCTCACATACATATAATGAAACTTAGGAGACTTAAATCAGAAGCACCTTTCCAACACCTGGATTGGATGATGGTGCTTCAACAACTATTCCGCAAACTCTTCCACCAGTCTTATCCGTGAGGTATCCGTCTTTAAATGCACCAACTGTCGAACCAATGTCGAGTGCACTTGCACCAGAAAGACCGCATCTTACTATATTACCAGCACAGTATACCGCTATCATCTCGCCGTCAGATGCATCATAGTCAGCCACTCCAATAGCATTTTGCGACGATGCGGAAACCGCTGCAACTGTGTTATCTTCCACAAGTCTTACTGCTTGTCCCTTCTGAATATTGCCAGATGCTTTGAAGGAAAATGCGAAAGTTCCAAGCTGTATACCTATGTCGTCATCTATAGTTATAAACGCCATATTCGTCCACCTCTCATTATTCCCACATTCCAGACATATCTAGCATATACTGTTCAACATCTATATATCGTTCCGTGTTTTATTACAATGTCGGAGTATTCTTCATCACTTAAACTGTCGTCATCATCCGACTTACTTATAGTCTCTGGAGGCTTTTCACTTTTTTCCAGAATTTCAAGCCGCTTCTGTAGGGCATTTATTTGGTCGTCTTTTGCCTTTATTTCAAGCTTAAGATGTTCTATTTCCTTCGCCTTATCTGTATCATCTTTTAGTGATTCATATTTCTCCCACAAATCGTCAATTGCCTGCGTTATCACATCATGCCACTCCGCCTTCTTTGGATAGGGATACTTACTGGGGTATGGATATTTGCTTGGATATGGGTAGGGATATGGATAACTCCCTCTTAGGTTTGAAACCATGTCTAATATGCTCTGAAGCTTTGCCTTTACGTCATCGTCTTTTTCTTCATCTATAAGTTTTGCTAATGCATCGATGATTGCAGAAACTAAACCTCCAGCTTTTTCACTTGCATTCTTCTCCTCTTCATCTTTGACTTCTTCTGACTTCTCTTCTTCTTCATTTTCACTCTTAGTATTTACAAGTTCTGTGACTATCTTGGTTAAATTCTCGATTTTCCGTTCGATTTCTTCCCTCCATTTCTCAATATCGATTGATTCCGTTTTTTCCTCGCTATTGCTATTAATGCCATCATTTTCCTCGCATGTAACGTTCTCTTCCTCTTTCACAACTCCAGATTCCAATATGTCTTCAGTCATATTCTCACTAATCTCTTTACATCCACATACATCTTCTGATTTAGAAACTATAATAAAGCCTGAGAGTGGATTGGCAGGTGATTCGCATACAGAAACTTCATAGAGGTTTATCTTATCGATTACAGTATAGCATCTGTTGTCATCACATTCTCTATGAGAAAGCAATGCTTCTCCTGCAATAGAAAAGGAGTTAATTTTACCTTTAAGAATTTCATTCCAAACCTTATTGGCGATTTCCAAATCATCTCTAATCTCGGCGACTATAAACAAACCTCTATCATCGACATGAGTTTTCAAATTGCCATATTCTTTTAATATTCGACCTATCTGAATATTCTTATGTTTAACCATTACGTTGGCATAAAACTCATCATTGAGAAGAGTTTTAATGGCATCGCGAAGAACTTCCACAGGAATAATTTCATTATCTTTATCCACGATTGCAACTGATGCATATCCTGCAATTATTCTGCGAGATTTTTTCTTCTTACCATTCGAGAGAATTTTAAAATTGCCAGTTAAATCAAAACGCACATCCCTAGATTTCGACATATTTACTACCTTTGGATTCTTAATTGGTATAAACGTTTCCTCATAGATGGGCACGTACGAAGTGAAGGGACCGACTGATGTATAGTGGATAGAAACATATTTTGTAACCTCATCATATGGTACTTGGAGAATATCTGCAAACATCCTATAAATGCGAAAGTCAAAGGCCATGCGTTGTTCAGGCGACCAGTCTTCACCACGCACAACTATATCTATATCATTATTACTTTCACCATGAACTGCAAGAGAACCAACGATATACGCAACCGGCTTTCTAACTGAGAAGGGCTTGAGTTTGGAAAGAACATCTTCTAATCTAATTTTTTGTTCCTTATCACCTCTTCCAGAGGGAGGAACCGGCGCGTATTCAAGTTCTCCTAATTGAGATAGCTCTTTCAGTTCTCTTCCTTCTATCATGAGCCTAATAATATTTTTCCAACCAAGCCAAAAAGAAATACAAATAGTGCTGTAATAAGCCAGTAGAGAATCGAAACTTTCATCTTAAGAGCTGAAAATTCAGATGATAAATCTTTAATAATCGTACCACGTATTGAATTCACTGCATACCAAATCTCATCAATCTTGGAATCAATCTTATCTTCAAGATTCTTTATCCTTGCAGAGAGCTCGTCTTCATTCTTATTTATTGATTCAAGAGTAGCAATCACTCTGCCATAAAACTCTCGAAAGTTTTCTTCCAAACTCATGCCTATCTATCTATTCAACTGTCTAAGAATTTCAAAATACAAATTTTTGAGTTCTTCTATTGCTTTACTGACTCCATTCATAGTTCACATGATAATTTTTCTGAAAACTTCTTAACAGACATATCCCTATATGCTTCTCTTCCGAATTTATCTATTTTATCGGCTTTAATTGGATAGTAGTGACCACAGTCTGCATGCAGAATTGAATCCATTGGGTATGGGTCATCATATGCTTTCCAAACCCACCAGCGTTTATCTTTACCAGCCTTAAAGCATCTGATTATGAAGCGACCGTTGAATAATTTTTGGTTTCGTTTTGGCATGTCAGAACTCGGATAAAGGAAGTATTCATGCAAATCTGGTCTTTGAACTCCTGCCTTAACTTTGCCAATCCATATTGCACACATATATGCATTTTTATATGGAGACGCACCGACATCTCCAGCTTCAATGATATATGATTTATCAAAAAGGACATATTTCTCAATTAAAGCCGATAAAATA